TTCCATAATCCTAACTTCTTCTTCAGCATTTGCAACCCTCTGCTGAAAAACTTTGTCTTCTAAGGCAAAAGCCTCAACAGCTGCCCTTGTTCGCTCATCTACTGACCTAGTTTGATCTTCTGCTATCAATAGCAGTGCTTTCTGCTCGGTTCTCATTTCAGCTGTGTCTACATTAACCTGCCTTTGTGCGTCTCTGAGCTTTTGCATTGCTCCTGTTAGATCATTGGCTGCTTTTGCTTCTCTGATAGTTTCACTTGCAAGCTCTTTGACTCCTTGTCCTAACTGCTTCACACCCTCTATCATGCCTCCTGTTGTGATTGTCAAGAAAGCACTCCCTGCATCTTCAGCTGATTTCTTTGCTTCATCAAATTCTAAGCTAAGACTGCTCTTGATAACTTGCCCAACTGCTGTAAAAAATGTAGGTACAGCCTTCATCCTTGACAAGAGATTTTGCTGTATTGCGCCCCACAAGTCCATAACAGCCTGTTTAGGATTACTAAAAGTTTCAAAGAGAGTCTCTCCTAAAGTGCTTGCTCTATCTCTAAAAACATTAAACACTGCACCTAAAGTAGCTGAAGCCCTCTCAACTATCTCCATCCCTTTCTTTGTGGAAGTCAGAAACGAAGCAAGAGAGCCTACTGCAACAACTACTGCACCTATACCTGTGGACATCAGAGCAACCCTGAAAGCCTTTAAACCTGTCACACTTGTTGCTGTTGCTGCTGTTTGTGTCTTTGTGGCTGTGGTTAATAACTGAAAAGACTTAGCTATTTGCCCTAGGTTGCCATTCATTAGGCCAAAGTGAGAAGCTAACCCTTCAACAGCTTGACCGTAATTCCCTACATTGCGCTGATATTGCCCAATACCTTTATCTATATTTTTTAAACCAGTATCTAAATCCTGAATCTTATTCAGCATCTCCTTACCTTTTGCACCTTCTCTCTCTGCTTTAGATAGTTCTTTATATGACTTTCTGAGACCAACAAGCTCTCTATTCATTGACACATAACTTCCTGATACCTCCCTTGTCTTTGCCTTCTCTTGATCTATGCTTTTGATGTGCTCTCTCTTTGTGTTTCTTAACTTTCGAGTCTCACTTTCAATAGCTGTCAAAGATTCAGCATAACTCTTAGCAGATATTGTCTGGTCTTTAAATTGTTTGTTTAGTTGTTTCTTTTGTTCACTAAAGACCTTTAGTGATTCATTAACACTATCTAAAGCATCAACCTGCTCTTGAGTCCCTTCTACTGTTATCTTTATACCTACTTCTCTCTCTATTCCTGCCATTTTTATTTATTTACTACTATAAAATTTTTGTTTGTTTCAACTTCAGCAACAAGAATCCCTCCATTATCTGTATATGTGAAGTGATCTGTCACCTTTCCTATAACTCCATAGTCAATAGCGTCATCAGGCCAACTAACATCAATCTCACCCCCTACCTCTCTTGGATCAAGTAATTGCTCAGGTGCTGCTTCATTCGGCAAATACCTGACAAATTCACACATAGTCAGATTATTAGCTCCAGGCTGATAGTCCTTGACAGCAGATAGAATCCAATATTGCCCGTTCTCAAGTTTTAAATAGACTAAGTTTCTAAAATCAGCCTCCCCTGATATGTTAGCATTATGAGCAAGCATGAGCATATCCTTATCTGTAAGATTGACCTTGCAAACTCTCTTAACACCCTTCTCCCTGTTATTGATTTCATTGAAGAAGTATTTGCTATACAAGCCTTGTGACGTAACACTGTTAACAGTCCTATCTCCATATTGCAGATTAGGATCATTATTGATGTTGTCAAGGTTGTAGCTCACTGCTTTTGGATATGTATATCTTGCTGAATGAGTAGACAAACTATCTCCCCAGTGAAAGAGAGGGATACCTCCAAACTGTGTTAACTCTCCTGTGTCGCCTATCCAATATAAAATACGTGGTGCAAAGTTATAAGACTGATCAGGATAGTCTGAAGTGTCTTGAACTTCATTCCACATAACAGGGACTAAAGGAGCTCTGTCTGCTTTTGGAACTGTCAAAACACCTACACCACCTTGACCTGATATAGATGCAGGAAGCCTCTTGTCATAGATCATATAAGTCATAGCATATAGACTTGTCCCTGCTTGCTGTTTGCCCTTTTTGAATCTCTCAGGCATTGTGTGTTCAAACTCACCTACATTGCTCCCAACTGTCTCGTTTCTTTTATTCAAATATTTATCATTACCATCTTTTTTATATTTAAAAACAAGCTCTCTTGCAGGTGTGCTAATGATAGTATCTTCAATGCTGGAAAGATCTATCTTAGTTGACCAGTCTGCTGCTGTTGTTATCGCATTAAAAAAATTATCCCTGTCTTCTATATACACAGTCTTGCTCTGTGTGTCGGTTAAAATATAGAGATTGAATAGCCCTATTAAGCCCTCTATGTACTTCCACTGTGTTATATCTGATCTTAGGCAGCCTCCTACATTAAGGTCATCATCTGTCTGGATTTCTGGTCTTGTCGTATTTGTTAGTGTATAATCAGCGTGTAATGTTATAGGAGGTGCAACCCCTAACACAGCCATATCTATAGTGTCTCCTTCAGTTAATTTCATCCATCCTGTCTCTAAAGACATAGCCTGTGTGCCAAAATTTGCACCCATTGAGAATACATTTGTCAACAAGGGAGTGCCATTTTTTCTGAAAAGTATTTTCTGGTGCACAGTTAATGATGTTGTTGTTGTTACTGTTGCTGAGAATTTAAAATTCCAGTGTCCATCTTTAGGAGCTGTGAATGTATTAGAGTCAAAATTATTGCCTATGTCAGAGTTTTCAACAGGAAAGAGAATCTGATGATAGCCTTGAGAGGTGACTACTTGAGAACTTGTGTTAGTTGCTTCAAATTCTTTGTCCTTTCTCCAGTCTATACCATGAGCATAACCGTCTGGGTTAGTATATGGGATCAATAACCTCTTGCCTTCAGTACTGTCTAGGAATGAGCTTGATACATTGTAGCCTATGTTGTTGAAGCATTTATGGATGAAGGGTCTAACAAACAAAGCAGGACAAACATCTCCAGGAGTTACATAGTCTAAGGATGAAGTGATCCCTCTCCACTTGCCGTAATTTACAAGAGGAAATAAGTAGTCTCCATCATCACTGTCTTCATAAGCCCAGGTATCCTCTACTGTTGACACATCAAGTTTAATCTCTCCATAGTCTAACTCATTAAGATATACTTTGTCCAGCTGATCCTTTATGTCTGCATTGTCTCCGAACACTCTAATTCTAAAGTATTCTAACCTCCTACTCCTTCTAATAGCATCTACTCTTGCAAAGCCTCTTATGTATGTGTTGCCATTCTGACTGACCCAACAGTTTTTTCTATTGGTTACATCCTTTCTGTCAAAGTCATTTATCTCATGAATAAAACCTAATACCTTGATATTGTTCTCTGTTGGGGGGAGCTTTATATCCCTACTAAAGCCTCCTGAGCGTTTGCCGAAATTTTCAGCTGATGAAATTGAATAATTGAGCTTTATAGATTCTCCCCTAGGTGGGTCAAGCTCTTCTACTGTTCCTGCTGATGTCTCTATAAGTATCTTTATCTGCTGCATATATTCAATTTAAATAATAGCATGACTATACCTGTATTTTAGTTCACATCTAAAAGACTTGAGCCTCCTTGAGTCTTTGACTGTGTGTCTGTTAAAGTCACTTATAAGTATAGGGATGTAGTTTGATCCTGATTGTATCCTCACATCTTCAGAGTCTTTAAGCTGCTCAAGCCATATAACCTCTTGCTCTGATAATATCCCTGATTTCAGACTATATGTGTTGACTGATTCTTTGACAAGCGTACCTGCTTGCCTCTCCTCTACATCCCATGACATATCACTGTTTGTCTGTGGTGTGTCATACATCTGCTGCTTTACCCTAAATTCTCTACCTTGTTCATGTTGAAAGGTGAAGCTGTCAACCCCTCCGAGTCTATTGGTAAAATGAAGTCTTGTGTTGTGCTGCTTGGTTGTTGTGTCAAGGTTGAAAAAGTGATCTGAGCTCTTAGCTGCACCTGTCAAATTCATGCTTACCTTATAGTGCTTGACATCTGACTCTATAGGAGTTCCTGATCCATTAGTAAAAGTCACTGTAGCTGCATTCAAATTTGCTGGGCCTACTCCCACACCTATCATATTATCTCTGCTGATAGAATAGTAGCCAGACTTCAAGAGACTACCTGCAGAGTCATAAGTTGCAAAGTAGAGCCTGTTAGGTGTGCTTGTTGTTGGACTGATTATGTATAAATATTCAGACTCATCAAGCCTTACATTTGAATAATCTGGCTTATCAGTCAACCAAAGAGCAGAGCTGTCATCTGCTATGTAGTTGTCTAGGCTCTGTGTGTCTTCATGTTGAATCCCAATATTAGCAACAGTACACCTATCACTGCTGATAGATGTGTTTGCTGCAGGAGTGCCAGAAGTAGTGATATAATCTGTAAAAGTTACCTCACAAGTATCTTCAACTCCATTAATGTCTTGACCTCCATCTACATTGCCAAAGACATAGCCTATATAGGGTTTTATGTAATTCTGAGCATTAAAGCGAAACTGTGCAGATGTACCTGCAACTGGGTACTCTATATGACTGCTTGTGATAGTTGTAGCACCTGAAGCCCTTTTGACTGTTACTTTGCAATAGATTACATCTGAATGAGCTGAAGTAGCTTCATAGATTATAGGTCTTCTTGAGCTCACATAAGCTCCTGCTGTTGGTTGACTACTGAAGGAAGTAAATCCTGACATTATGCTGCTTTTTTAGTTTGTGTTATCATATTATCTATGGTAATAAGTATATCTTTTTCGGCTGCTTCAGTTAGCGTCTTAATGATAAAGTCATTCTGTTCTTTTAGTGTATTTGTTAACCAACCCTGTTTTGTTTTCTTTGGGTTAATCCCTACCCTCTTCATTTTCTTAGCAACATTAAAAGCAACACTTTTCCAAGTTTGATTTTTGCTTCTTTTGAAGTTTCTAAACCTTACCCACCTTGTGAGATTATTTATCATCTCAGCACTTATCTTGACTTTATTAGCAGGCACGCCCTGATCCATAGCCCTGCCATAGTTTAAGTGACTCTCCTGTAGAGCTATACCGTTAAAAGTTTTGATTATTTCAAACTCTATAGACTCAAGCAGTCTACCTGTATGCTTATGGTCTTGATTAATTAGCTTCAGTGATAGCTCCCTATCAAGCCTGTCTGCTAATATCTCAAAAGCCTCCTCTAAGTTCTTCATATCAATAACTGAAGTTAGATGTAGTGCAGGTTGCATGAAAGCCAAGAGTAAACTTAAACTCAACACCTATAGACTTCTGCTCATCAACAATAGGCTGAGGGTTTATGTTGATATTCCCAACCAACCAGATAGGATCATCAGGAGTATCATACTTATAGTGTCTTAGATATTCCCTGATAACATGACTGCCTTTAGCCTCTGCACTATCATACATCTGCTCAAGTGTACTGCTGTCTGAATAAGCAACAACACAGACAGCTGTTAAGGTTATCTGCTTTGTGATTATGTCATCACTTACAGTATATGTGCCAGTCTCTTGATTTACCCATAAACAGGGGAGGGTTTTATCAGGAGTCTGAGCATATTGCTCATAAAATCCAAAGACAAAAGACTCAATAGTATTGTCAGAGTCTGCTGCTATTACTGTGTTGAAGCCGCTGATGATGTTACTTAGTTGCATCTGTTTTAGTTATATTGTTCATAATCTTCATTAGACTGAAGCTCAGACTCTTGAAAGTAGGTTAAGATAGCTAAACACTCTTCCCTGCCTATCTCCCAGAATCTCTCTTCTGCATCTATTTGACTCTCATAATCTTCATGCCACACTTGAGGCTCTGCTGTTGCCTTTGTTTTAAAGAAAACCTCAATAACATAGCAGTCTATGTCTACAGGTTTGAATATCATAACCGCAAACCTTCTCCCATTAGCATCTACTATCCTTATCCATTCCTTCACTTAGCACTCATGTTATTTAAGACCTCTGCTCTGTCTTTTTCATAAGATAAGAAGTTCAAGGCTTCCATTACATTCATTTCTTTAACTTCTTTCATTTTAAGAGCATCCCCTTGACATAGAGTGTAGTATTGGTTAAACCAGCCGTACTTCTTTAACTTATCAGCTCCTGCTTTCTTAGCCCTCAAGCCTCCTGATGACTGGAATAGTGGGCTGAAGATATTAGATAGTTGATCTTGAGCCTGAGCAAAAAAAAAGCAACATTAGCCGCTTGAGCTGTTGACATCTGCTTCACTGAGTCAACTAAAGCCTGTGACTTCTCTAAGCTATATCTTTCATCCTTGCTCTCCTTCAAGAGCATAGCTATCTGTAAAGGCAGTCTATCTAAGTCTTCACTTGTGCTCATCAGGTGGGCTATGTCTGAATACTCTTCAAAGGTTGCCTCTCCCATTCTGATCTTCTCTCCTGTGTGAAGCTCTTTGCTGCTTGGGAGATAGTAAGTCTTGCCTCCGATCTTTACATCACAGACCTCTTCAACATTCTCATGAAAAGGCCAGTGAATAGACAACTGTGCTATCTTTGAATAGTACTCTTTATACATATTTCTTATATCTGATAGTCTTGTTTGTTGTGCAGTCTCTTTTGTTAAACCAGGTGTTAGCTCAACCATCACATTGAGCTGATAGTTAGTTATAGCTGTTCCATCTGATTCTTTGTAGGCTTCAGCCCACTCTCTTAGCTGCTCATCAGCATTAGAGCCTGCAAGACCTATCTTGTAGTAGTCTCTAAGCTCATCAGGCATATCAAGCCCACAGACTTTGAGAAACACACTAAAGGGAGTCTCTTCTATAGACACATAAGTGTCATATCTTTTATTGTCAATCTTTAATACTATCATATCTTTTAGTTGATATTTGTAGAGATAAGCAGCTTTGCTCTCTTCTTCTTTCCATAGTGAGTGAAAAGAGCATATCTGAAAGCATCACAAGCATGATCATTAAACTTAACAGGCTCATCAAGTACCTTGCCCGTCCTGTCTTCTTTCCACTTATAGCCCCTGAGCTCTTTGATAAGATTGATACTACCTTTGACAATGTTTAAATCATATCTCTTGCAGAAGTCTATACCATCTCTTACAACCTTATGAGCTGGCTTCACATTGAATCCTGCTCTATATATCTCTTCAATTCTTTGAGGCTCTGCAGCATCAGCATAGATGACAGACTTGCCTATAGTTAATGACTTCATCAATCCTATTAGATCGCTGTTTGTCAGTTTAGACTCATAGATTAGCTCCTCTATATAAGGCTGCTGATCCTTCATAGATATTTTAATCAATGAGGTTGGATTATTGAAGCCAAAGTCTAAGCCAAAGACTAACTCATCGGGATCAGGTACACTGTCAACTATATTAAACTTTGTGTATATAAGACCTTCAGTCTTATGACCCCACTCTCCAAGAGCATATATCCTATAGTAATTTAAGTCCTGATTTGCTAACTCCATAAGCACAGACTTATATTGATCATCTATGAAGTCATTGTCTTCAAAGGTGCTCTTTGTTATTGAGCTATTAGGATGATCGCACTCGTGAAAGCGTTTGTTGATCCAATGATCTCTGTCTACAGGGTTATACGTTAAAGTGATTTGAGGCTCTGGAACTCCTCTCAGTCTTAGATCAAGCTGATTAAAGTCAGGCTCTGTGAGCTCTGTTGCTTCTTCTATCCATATTCGAGTAATACCCTGAATAGACTTGATCTTCTCAGGATCATCTAAACCAGTCAGAATGAACTGACTGCCATTAATGCAGGTTATAGTAAGAGTTGATATGTTGAAAGTAAACTTGTCATCTATGCCCCACTGCTTGACTACATCCATAAGCAGAGCATATACTGAAGCCTTCAATGTCTTGTGAACTTTTCTAACACATAAAGTCCTTTCCTTTCCTTCAATAGCCTTTATTATCTCCTTCTGAGCTTGGAAGTAGCTCTTACCTGATCCAGCTGACCCATAAAGATGTATATACCTATCCTTGTTGGTCAGAGTCGGGAAGTATACCCGATTGACTGTCACCTGTCTCTGTGTCATTTGGCTGCTTGACAATTAGTGTGAAGTTCATAGCATCTCCCTCTAACCCTGTTGATTCAACCCTTGATAGTTTAGGCAAAGCAAACTCAAAGAGCTGTATAATATAGTGAAGCTGTCTGTCTGGAGGTAGCTTAGATAGCAAGTCTTGTATATTATCTAAATTAGATTCTACAAGATCACTCACAATCCTCCTCAAGTCTGTTGTGATTTTATTAGGCTTTCCTTTTGGTCTCCCGTTGGGATTTCCTGATTGCCCCTTTTTAAAAAGATAGTCTTTCTTCTTCATTCTGTTGAAAATGTGTTTTTTTCAGATGAAAACATTACATCTATTGTGAAATTTAACCAGGTTTAAGGCATAAGTCTTCATATATCAGCCGCCTCTCCTTATTAGTTAGCTTAACCTTATCCCAAAAATCAGAGCGTAAAACATCCACAGCTAATGATCTAAGAGCATTAACTGCACCTACATTATCTCTGCTATGTCTTAGCTCTCTTATCACTTTGCTATATTGTATGATGTAGGGTCTGTCTCTGGTCAATATCATGGTATCATGCAGCCTGATTGCGTTACATATAGTGCTGTGATCTCTGCCATTAAAATACTCCCCTATCTTCTTCAGAGTATATCCATATTCTCTAAATGCTATCACACAGATGATAGCTCTTGACCACACCAAGGACCTCCTTCTGCTGGGACTCCTGACCTGACTTTTTTTCTGATCCAAAATCTCACACACCTTGTCTGTTAGTTCACTAATGCTCATATACACTCAATTCAAATACTCTTATCAATTCTTTTAATCTTGGATGATTCAAAACGGCATATCTGTCTCTGGCTCTATTATCTCTCCTGATATTGCCCCCCCTTGAGAGGCTTCTGTCTTTGCTGGTTTAAAGGTATTCTGCTCAGCATACCACTTCCCTGACTTTGACTTTTTGAAGGTTAGTCTTAGCCTTCCATCATCTACAAGCTCCTTAAATTCACTACTGAACTCATCCTGAACAAAATCAACATTAAGCAAATAGTCTCCATTGCTGAACTCATGCTCATTGATCCAGACTCCTTTGATAAATCTCTTTTCACTCATTTTTTTATGTTTAAACTGTTATTAAAATCTTCATAAAAATCATCAAAGCTCTTAGCTATGATGTATAAACCTCCTGCTCTCTCCCAGTCTACCTCAAAAGACCTCTGATCTTCAGACTGTCTGTCTTTGCCTATCTTGACCTCTATAGCATAAGCCTTCCCACTATAAACAGCTATGATGTCACTTATACCTTTTCTTGTGTTGCTCTTAGTCCATCCAATCCCCTCTCTATATAGACCCGTACTGCTTATCCTTGAAGCAAAGCCTCCCAGAAGATTAACATAGTCCACTATAGCTGCTGTCAGTCCATTGGCTTTATTATGCTCATACTTTGGGCAAGGGATAGACTTATCAGGAAAGGTAGGATATTTACTCCTATAAAAGTCCATTTTCATCTCTTGCAGTCTCTTTATATGCTTACTCCTTGACATATTTGCGTTTGTTGTCGTTTAAGGAAAACCAAACGTCAACACCTAAAATGTTGATATTCAGTCTTTTGTGTATTTTGTTGCCATTGGTTGCCATTGGTTGCTATATAAGTACTTAACGATACTATCAATACAATAGATAAATAGATAAAATAATGTCACTTTTGTCAACAATATTTATACAACCCTTTACAGTATTACCTTTCAGCCTGTTGACGTTTTCATATTTCTTATAAATAATGTCAACAAAATGTCAACACCTGAAGCCTCTACTCTTTATATGTCCTTGACTGTCAATCACTTACCTGTTGACGTTTTAAAAAGGAATAACACCCTCATCATCATACTTTTGCTTCTCATTTATAACCCAGTAACCTCTTTGCACCTTTCCGTTGACTCTCCTTCTCACAGAATTAAACCCTATTGATGTCAATGCTCTACCTATGCCTCTTGATGTCATTCTAAGTGAAGGAGCTTCTATCTGGATCTTTTGCAGGATCTCTGTTGATGACAAAAACTCTGCCTCTATATGATCAGGGTCACAAGGCTTAAACCATAGCCTGAGCAGATCATTCTCTGTAGTTTGAACTTCAAAGTGTTTGTTTTTATCATCCCTCATCTGTTGCTCTTCAGTTGTTAGAATATAGTGAAATTTAGACTTATAAAGATGAAAAGCCTGAGCCCATACCTTATGAACATCAATAGAGTCAGAGTAGCCCCAGTCTACCTCTTTAACATTAAAGCAGAGCCATCTTGTATTCTCAGTATCCGTCAAAAACTCTGTCTTATTAGTGCTTGCAAAGAAATTACATCTCCTAGGCTGCTCAATCTCATCAGCAGCATACGCTTTGCGCTCTTTGACTGTCACTGTAGATATAATAGCCTTGAGCCTGTTAACATCCATGTGACTCATTGAGGCTAACTCTTCTATATTGTAGATGAAGTTCTCACTCATTCTAATATAGGTATCTTTGTTATCTCTCATAGGAGCTTCAGTATAATATTGATGCCCAAAAGGATTTAAGAACCTTATAAATGTGCTCTTTCCTGTTGATTGCTTCTCTCCTACCAACACAAATACTATCCTATTCTCTATGCCATAGAGCGCACAAGCTATGCATCTGACAAGAGCCTTCTTAAATTGAGTTTGAAAAAAGACTTGATCTTCTACAGTTATATGAGCTGAGAGCTCTGATATATAGTCTGTTGTTTCATCCCACCTGTCAAGCCCATTGAAATAGTCAAAGAATGGATTATAACTCTTGACAAAATCACTCCTTAGTAATGATTTTATAAGATCATGCCCAGGAGCTTGACCTGTTGTCCACTTATGCTGACAGTGCCTCCAGATAGTATCTGCATTTATAGGCTCATATTTGTCTACTGATAGCTTTCTCATTTCAGACCTTTGTGTTATCTCGTTCCGCTTAAAATCATAAGCCTGCTTGATGAAGTGCTCAATCTTTCGGATTCTTGGCGCATTGTCAATATCATGCTCATCTTCAAACTCCTGATAAATAGTCTTATAGATAGACTCTACCCTATTTCGAGTAACATAATATTCAGAGCATACTTCATGAAAATACTCATCAGTAAGCCTCTTACCTGACTGATTGTCTCTCCTTGCCAGCTTATAAATCTGCTTCGCTGATGTGTCAATTATCTGATGATCATAGCTGTTGTTGCTGCTGTTTAGCTCAAGCGGTGACTCCATGCCATACTTTAGCCCGTCTTCTATAGTCTTGATTGCCTTAGTCATATCAGGTGTACCTGAAGCTCTCACCGATGATACTATTACCTCCCTAGCTTCTTCATAGGATATATAGCCACTTCCTACAAAGCCTCCTAACAGTCTTGACTGCTTCAGTCTTTCGCTGTGTTTGTATCCTTTGGCTGCATTTATCAACTTCTCTGACACTGTAGATATAATTGAATCTATCCCTCTCCCTGAAGCCTTACTGACTCTTTTCTCATTAAAAATCTGACTATTTTCAAAGAGACAAAGCTCAGGGTCATGACTCACAAACCTTGCTCTACTCACATCGCTACAAGAAGGATCAGGCTTCAGACCATATTTATCATTATAGTAATAGCTTAAAAGTTCAAAGGCTTCATCATGCTTATCAGGCTCAATCTTAACAAAGCAAGCAAGCCCTTCACCTCCTGCAGAAGCAAACACCGAAAAAGTAAAAGGGTCGCTACATAACTTGTCCTTTGCAGATTGCAAGTCAGAGAGGTTGTCAAAGTCTATACATATCAAGCCACTATGCTGCACAAGGGAGTCAGACTTCCTGTGTTTAAATATACCTGAAGGAGTTATATAAGGCAGTGACTCCTTATCCTTCTTGTCTTTTGTGCTTCTATAATGCGATATAATATCAGCCCATGCGCCTGACTTAATATCCTTTAAAACATCAGAGAGCTCTCTATTCTTGCCCTCAGTAGATTTCTTTATATGTGGAAATTGTGTGACTATCATGTGCTAATCGTTTCAACCATTGATTAAATACTTGTGTTGCTATCTGTGCAACCATTACAGGGGGGACAGACATACCAATTAGATATTTGGGATCTGAATTTTTAAAAATATAATCTATTGGATAACTACCTCCTCTAGATAATTCTAACTTTGTTAGTTCGCGCATAACTTCATAATGATACGCTTTTGTTCCACCCGATCCGATAATAGTTGCAAGCGGTTTGTCTGGATGTACTTTTGATGCTCCGAATAAGTGTCCTTTTTCGTGGTACTTTGAGAAACTTTCTCCGGGCATTGCCTGTAAATAATATTCAACTTGCCCCGCTGGCACTGACTTTATTTTTTTTGGATTTGCCTCTTCAATTTCACTAAACACAATATTGGGCTCACTAAAATTTAGTTCCAGTTTAGGTGCAGTCTGAAACATGTCAACCTGCTCCATAAATGGACCGGCTAAGTCCGCTCTAAGCGCAACAAAGAAAACACGTTCACGCTTTTGAGGCACACCCATCTTTGAAGCATCAAGCAAATAGGGTGTAACTCTTAGTTCATACCCGGCAGATTTAAACTCCTGATATATTTTCCTAACATAGGCTTTCGCCTCGCCGAACATTAACCCCTTGACGTTTTCTGCAATTACAATTTTTGGTTGCAGCTTTTTCGCAAGGTCAATGAAGTCAAAGAACAAAGTATCAAGAACCTGTTGCGCCTGTCCTTCCCTGAATTTCTTTTCCTTGCCCCAATCTTTTTCACGGTTGCCGGCCATTGAAAAGCTGCTGCAAGGTGGTGAGCCGTCTAAAATGTCCAGGTTGTAAAGTTCCTCAGGCAAATCGTCTCTTAGTTTGAACGTCTGAATCGGCTCAAGATAGCTGTATTTGGGGTTGTGGTTTGCCCTGTAGCATTCCATCATCTTTGGATCAATCTCGTTGCAACCTATCACATCGAAGCCCGCGAGCTTATAGCCCATCGTTGAACCTCCACCACAAGCGAAACAAGAGAAAACCTTGCCTTTATCCTTTGTGAAGTTTGCGTCTTTGAGCGTCCATTCATAAGGAAATTTATGTTTCATCCTATTCGCCTCCTCCAGTAAGTCCAATCAAGAGCAATGAGCCAAAGCCAAATATTAATGATCCAGTCTAATGGTCTGGTAATTAAATAAAAAAGCCAAGAGGCTAATATTAATAGCGACATTTTAATCTTTTCCATCTATTTTATTTTATTTTTTAATCTTAATATTGATCTCATCTCCTTATCTGTTTCATCTTCAAAAAACTCAACAGGCTTCTTGTTTATCCTGTCTTCAAGATAATACTCTTTCTTGCCATACACAGCAGTTCTCTCAAGATTCTCCTTCCTTAAAGCCTTGAGTCTATCTTCAAAGCTGGTCTTAGTTTTCTTCTCATCAGCCGCGCACCACCTACAGACATCATTCTTTTCATTCCAGATTCTATTGCCACAGGAGCACCTCTTATATCTTGGAGGTGGATCAGGTATGTGAAACAGTGTTAGTTGCATTCTTGAAAAAAGTGGGGGAGAGCTAAAACCAAAACCACAAAAACCCTCCCCCTAATCACCCCGATTATTCAGTAACTATCTCCTGCTGAAACTTAGTCAAGTCAAAACCTGACTGATTGTCTTTCAGATCATTGATGAGCTTACTAATCTGCTCAGCAGTCATAGTATTTAGATTGCGCTCTATAGCATCTCTGTCATCATGGTCAATGTTGCTACTCCTGAGCAAAGTAGAAGCATAGACAACCTGATCAAAAGTAGCACTATAGTCAGACTCATCCAGGTTAATAGCTTCATTTATCTTATTCCATTGATCAGACTTGGGCAAGTATTTACAGAGTCTTCTGATGACTGTCTTTCGACACATCTCCTGCTCATGGTCTACCCATATACAGGTTGAGACCTTCTTTGCTGCATAGGCTTTATAGCTCTCTGATCTATCTCTGATAGCATATAGATCATCTATGTCCATATATTCAAAGGTTTTAGTGTCATCAGCCAAAACAGCAACAGCATAGCAACCTGTTATAGTTTTACTCTTGAATTTTGGAAGGTGCTTCAAGTTTGTCTGAAAGCCCAGCTCTATCTCAAACTCATCATGTTCATACACACAATGACTATAAATCTGTTTAGCTGATCCTGTGTCTGTGATCAGTTTTACTAACCCCTGATATGAAGGTTCTAAGCAAGCTATCTTCCCCCTCCCTCTCACATATCTAGGTACAAGATAAGCCTGTTTGCTCACTGGGTTTAGAGATAAACCTATCAAAGCTGTGTTATAGACACTTTGCATAACTGAAGTATCTTCACAGTCCTGCAAATAGCTATTATTGTTTATGATCTGGACGGCAAAGCTCACCTCTTTGTTGAAGGTCTGCTCATCAGACAGTTGAACATATTTATTGTGCAAGTCATTAAATTTAGCTGGTGTGTATTTCATCGGTGTAATTTATTTAATATTTGTTTTTGTAGTTGGTCAATTTTATGGTCTATATATTGCAGCGTGACAGCTACAGCCTCTCTTTGACTCCTGCTCAATTCTTGCTCAGAGACTTTCAAAAGGCTCATCCTTGTCTGCTGCAGTGATGTTAGCTCTTTCATTTTGTCACCCTCCACACTATATTGTTCTTCCCATATCTTTCAATTCTCCTATCTCCACTATCATGGAGGAAGCCCTGACTTGTGAGAGTGTGTATAGCTCTCCTCACTGAAGTTATAAGCCAGTCAAACCCCTCAAAGCCTTTGAGCAATGTCTGAAGCTCATACGCTGTGAAAGATGAAAGTTTGTATTTGCGAATGAAACCAATAATTCTCTGGTTTTGTGTCAAAGCCCCTTCAAGGTTATGAGATTGCTGATCTGTTGTGTCTTGAGTTGTGTTGTAATACATATCTTTTTTTGGTTTAGTTTTAAAATGGTAGAGCATCTACATAATAAGCTCCTCTAAATTCCCTAGTATACCTTTCAGCTGCTTCAAAGTCAAACTGCTTCCAGCTATATCTCATGCACTCTAAGAGAGCCTTTTGCATTATCTTATCTGTATGACTTCCTTTGAAATTCCACTCTTTATGAACATCCTGACTAACATCTTCAAAGTGATCCACTTCTATCAGTTTATGATCATACTGCTCACTTATAACTTTCATAATACGCTCTTCAAGCTCATCATAGCTGAGGCTGATCTGATAGCCTAGCTCATCATAGTAGTAGTTATCGCCTATTGCTTTCTCCTTGATAATCTCTATATCTTCAAGCAGGCAGAATGATCTACCATCTTCACAGTCAACCAGGATAGATTTATCCCAGATATTATAGTCTATATATACGATCTTCATGTTGGTTGGTTTTAGTTAATACTATTTTTAAATTTTATGTTCTATCCAAGGGTGCTTAAAGTGTATTTTTACCACAGACCACAAACCCAAAACACCACTCGCCCACTCATTCGCCTCATGTTCTGTTTTAAATTTTGCAGTTTTGTTGCCCTTGCCTTTTGCAGTCAATAACCTTTCCTCATCTATCACAATGAATAATTCTGTTGTTCTTAATTCTGTTTTCATCTTGTTTGGTTTTAAAGGTTTAAATTTACTTCAAAGAAGCATACTGCCTCTGCTCCTGTTAATTGTCCTGCCATTTCTAAAAATGACTTTGTTGCTTCTTCTGCTGTGTCTGACCATCCTGCTGCCTCATCTGCTAATCGTGTTAATTCTTCGCCAGTTGAGCCGCAAGTGTCCCATTGAACTTCGGTCAGTTGTCTCTTTGTTGTGTTTTGCGTTTTCATGTTGTTGGTTTTAGTGGTTTATAATAATTTGTTTAGCAGCCTCTCATTCCCGGTTGCCAGTGGTTTTAATGGTTATTATATTTAACCAACTCCAAGCCATAGTAGCTTGCTACATAGTTGATGTGCTTCTGCGTGGTCACGCTCCACCATCCATGTTCGATTAGTTTGTCTCTATCAATTGTAGCTACGTGGGTGACATAGCTAAATACCTTGTTTCCTTCAATTCTTAGATTCTGTTTGTACTTTGGTAAATTCATGT